TATCCACGAGGATGCTAAGCGAGGGGCTACCCATGATCGAGCTGCGTCCGACCGTACTGAATTTTTCAGAACCCATGAAAACACTGGAAGCCCTCGTGCTTCAGAAAAAACTCATTCACGATGGTGATCCGGTGCTCAGTTGGATGGCGAGCAACGTCGTGGCCCATCTGGATACCAAGGACAACATCTATCCACGTAAAGAAAGAGCGGAAAACAAAATCGACGGCATCGTCGCACTCATTATGGCTATTTCACGTGCAATTAAACCAGGCGATGCGATCGTGCTCGGTTCGGACTACGAGTTGATGGTGCTCTAAGACAATGGGGCTATTTAACTTCTTCGATCGATTCAAGGCTTCAAGCAATGATCGCACCGCTTGGGGAGATTTCTTTTTTGAACCGGTCGCGGCACGCAGCGCAAGCGGCATTCAAGTCTCACCCGACCGAGCACTGCGACTCTCAGCCGTTTACGCTTGTGTGCGCATCTTGTCTGAGACCATGGCGTCGCTGCCGCTCGTGATTTATCGCCAAAGAGCCGATGGTGGGAAAGACCGCGTAACCGACCACTGGCTCTATCACTTATTAGCCCGCAGACCCAATCGATTTCAAAACCCCTTCGAGTGGCGCGAAATGCTCCAAGGCCATCTGGCAATTAGGGGGAACGCGTTTTGTCAGATTATCTCCAACCTCAAAGGGGAAATCACTGAGCTCATGCCGCTACACCCCGACCATGTACGAATGGAAGTCATGGATAACGGTGACTTTCGCTATCGGGTACGGATGCAAAATGGCGATGAGACGGTATTTCCTCGAGGTCGGATTTGGCACTTAAGGGGACTCTCGTCCGATGGGCTCATGGGCATGAGCCCCATTGAGCTTGCTCGGGAAAGTCTTGGTATGGCGCTTGCCGCTCAGGACTATGGGGCGAGATTCTTTCGAAACGATGCCAAACCCACGGGTGGCTGGATTGAATTTCCCGGTGCATTTAAAGATGCCGAAGCCAAGCGCGTATTCAGAGACTCGTACCAGGCCGCCCAGGCTGGCTCGAACCGGGGCAAGGTCCTCGTATTAGAAAACGGCATGAAGTTTCACGAAGTGGGTGTCACAAACAAGGATGCTCAGTTTCTGGAGCTGCGCAAATTTCAGATCACAGACATTGCTCGGTTGTTTCGCGTGCCCCCTCACATGATTGCGGATCTGGATCGAGCTACGTTTTCCAATATTGAGCAGCAAAGTCTGGAGTTTGTCATGCACACCATGACGCCCTGGGCCGAGCGCTGGGAGGCATCAATTGAGTCTGATCTCATGCTCGAGGATGACCAACTCGAGATTGAGTTTGATTTTGCCAACCTCATGCGAGGCGATGCAGCGAGTCGCTCGGCCTACTACCAGAGCGGTATTCAAAACGGATGGATGACCCGTAACGAAGCGCGAGTTTCCGAAAACCTCAACCCACTACAAGGACTCGATCAACCACTTCGCCCCTTAAACATGGTCGAAGAAGAGGATGCCGAAGAGGCGGAGAAAGAGCAAGAGCAAGTGCAAGAGGATGGCCAAGTGCCTGGCAGTGACACAGAACCGGCAGACGACACGAAACTGCCTTCTGCCCCTGTTGATCACGAGCTTAGCTTACGATTTCGCATGCTGGTGCAGTCAACATCCAGCCGCCTGGCTCGTCGTATTGCAAAAAAGGGTTCGATGGGCATTAAAGAGATAGAACTCATTGCTCAATCGTTTGGATTTGATACCGCTTACGTCGAGACTTGGGCAGAGCAACAAGCGCGCCCACTCCTAGAAAAACCCCTGACAGATTCTCTTATTCAATTTGGACTGAACCGATGAACAAACAACTACTGATTTCCGAGTTTTTAACTACACCCTGGGCACTGATGCCCGAACGACTGCAAGCTATGACAGGAATCTTGACGCGCTGGTCTGCAGGAGAGGCGGCAAGTGAGAAAACCATGTTTCAAATTAATGCCGATCGCGTAATTCGCGATACCCGTAAACAGATGGCCGCAGCAAACTCTGGCTCAAGCATTGCGGTGCTCCCACTCTATGGAGTGATCACGCAACGAGCAAACATGGTTGATGACATATCGGGTCCGGGTTGCACGAGCACGCAGCAATTTTGTACGGCGCTTCAGCAATTACTTGCAGATAGTTCGGTCGGCCAAATCCTGATCGACATCGATAGTCCAGGTGGAAGCGTCTATGGCGTAAGTGAACTCGCCAACGAAATCATCCAGGCAAGAGAGCAAAAACCCATTATTGCAATGGCCAATAGCCTTGCAGCCTCTGCCGCTTATTGGATTGGGTGCTCAGCAAGCGAGTTTTATGTGACTCCCGGGGGCGAAGTGGGCTCAATTGGTGTGTGGCAAGCCCATTTTGATTACTCAAAGGCGTTTGAAGAGGATGGCGTTAAACCCACTCTTATCTCTGCGGGCAAGTTCAAGGTTGAAGGTAATCCGTATGTGCCGCTCGATGAGCAAGCGCAAGCCTTTATGCAATCCCGCGTCGATGACTATTACAACGCTTTCGTTCAAGCGGTCAGCGTCGGGCGTGGGGTATCTGCTCAGGACGTTCAAACGGGTATGGGCGAAGGCCGCATTCTGGGTGCACAAGCAGCGCTTGCTCAGAACATGGTGGACGGTATCGCAACCTTTGATGAGTTGCTTGCCAAGATGCAAGCCAATGTTCGAGGCAATACCCTTAGCAATCAGTCTCAACTAAAGCGGGCGCGTAATGCACTCGCATTGATCTAATTAATAGTGGTAGCGTCCTTGCAAAAAATCGATGCGATCCGCTTTAACAAGATACACACATCGATGTTCCTGCGTAATTCGACGCGACCAGACATCCGCTCCCAAGTATTTCAGCGGCTCCGGTTTACCAATCCCATCAAATGGATCTTTCAAAATAGCGCGCATTAACTCTAGTAGCCTTTTGGCTGTGCGTCGATCAGTCTGCACCCAGTAATCTAGGTCTTCTAAAAATTCTGGGTGACAGACGGCTAAACGCTCAGCCTTACGCATCTATGCCTACTCGATTTTGTAAATCAGATAATGCGATGGGTTTGACTGAGTCTGAACGAGCACGGGTAAGCGCGGTAAGTAATCGTTCGGCATTTTTAGATGAACGTAACAAATGCGCAGTTTCAACTAAGCTTTCGAGCTCGTCAGCAGCGATCATTGCCACATCACCACCTGTACGTCGGCGCACCACGATGACTTCACGATCTTCAGTGGCTTTGTCCATCAGCGCTTTGAGCTGCTCACGCGCTTGGCTGTAGGTAGTTTCTATGGTCATTGGGATCACCTTTTGTTTGTACAGAAGTATTGTACAACAACTAAATCAGTCCAATACTGAATTTTTAGCCCAAGATTTGTAACAAAACGACCTCCTAAGAGGTCTGTGCCACACCACCACGATCCATTGATCGCACCCCTATCACCGCCTTTAGTCATGTTGACCAAGGCGGTTTTTTTTATTTCAGGAGAAATATCCATGAGTAAGCAATTACGAGAGCTTCAGGCTCGCAAAGCATCCCTCGTTAAAGATGCCCGCACACTAACTGATATCGCAGCCGCAGAAGATCGCGACATGAATGCAGATGAAGTCAGTGCTTTTGAAGTATTAAAGGAAAAAATCGAGGCAAGCTCTGCTGCCATCGATCGTGAAGCCTCTCTCATCGCAGAAGAAGCACACCTGAACCACTCCTCTCAGCTGGCTAGTTCCTCAGTCATCACCGTGATTGATAATCTCGCATCGGATCCCAAACACGGCTTTAAGAGTGTGGGCGAGTTTCTTAAAACGGTCTGCCAGGCACAAAAGCCCAGCAGCTCGATTGATGAGCGCCTTTTAATTGGATCTGGCCGCGGTGCTGCAAGCGCATCAAACTTCGGTAACGAAGGTTCCGCTCAAGATGGTGGATTTCTCGTGCCTCCCCAGTTTGCACAGGAAATTTTCCAGCTCTCGCTTGGTGAAGACTCCCTTTTGCCGCTGACCGATAACGTAGAGATTACCGGCAACACCATGGCTTTCCCGAAGGATGAAACTACTCCTTGGGGCAGCAACGGTATTCGTGCCTACTGGCAAGGTGAAGCAACGCCGGCTGTAAGTACTAAGCCAGTTCTCGGGCTCTCAACCCTGCGCCTGAAAAAACTCATGGCCCTGGTACCGGTCACCGATGAGTTGCTGGATGACACCAATGCGCTTTCAACCTACTTGCCAGACAAGATCGCAACCTCCATTCGCTGGAAAACCAACGAATCGATTCTCTTTGGCTCGGGAACTGGCGTGCCTGTCGGTTGCATGGGAAGTGCAACAACGGTCACCGTAGCCAAGGAGTCGGGTCAAGCCACTCAGACGCTTCTTGCCCAGAACTTGGCCAAGATGATCTCGCGCCTGCCTCCCGCATCTTTTGCAAAGGCGGTGTGGATCGTTAATAACGATGTGTTGCCCGCGCTCTTTACGCTCACCCTTGGCAACTACCCGATCTACCTGCCTACGGGCTTGAATGTCGGTAGCATCCAAGTCTCGCCCTATGGCACGTTGCTCGGTCGCCCAGTATTTGTCTCTCAACACGCTAATACCTTCTCTGGTCAGGGCGATGTTCTGCTTGCCGATCTCTCCTACTACCAGACGATCACCAAAGCGGGTGGCTTACAGACTGCGACCTCGATGCATCTGTACTTCGATGCGGACCTGACAGCATTCCGTACGACGTTCCGTATGGATGGTCAGTCAAAGATCGCGGCCCCGATGGCACCAGCTAAGGGAAGCGCCACGCTCTCGCCCTTTATCCAGCTTGGTGCTCGCTAATCTGCGCGCAAATGCACTCAAGCAAATCCTCACAATTTAAATTCGGAGTTAATAAATGTATCCAAATGCAAAAGGCAGCGAACTGCTCGCAGTGCTCGCCACCATTGACCCAGCCTCGCAAGCGGCAGGAACCGCGACAACCGACTGGATCTCCATGGCTGCGTTTCACGATCTTTTAGCGATCGTGCAAACCGGCACACTTGGCACCAACGCTACCGTTGACGCCAAGTTGCAGCAAGCCAAAGATGCATCAGGCACCGGTGCCAAAGACGTTGTGGGTAAATCCATTACTCAAATCTTCAAGGCAACCGGAGAAAACAAGCAGGTATTGGTGAACTTTAGCCCTGCTGACTTTGACTTGTCTAACGACTATGGGTTTGTACGCCTGGCGGTCACCGTAGCTGTGGCTGCATCCCAAATTAGTGCTCAGCTTCTGGGCGTCAATCCCCTTTACGCACCCGCGGACGTTGCTAATTCGAGCGATGTGATTCAGGTGCTCTAAATAAACCATGCCCTTGCAACTTGTCACCCCATCTATTGATGAGCCTGTCACGCTCGCCGAGGCAAAGCTACATCTGCGGGTGGATTTTGATGAAGATGATGCGCTGATTCTGGCGCTCATCTCTGCAGCCCGGCAAGCGGCTCAGACCATCACTGGTCGGCAGTTCATCACTGCCCGCTGGAAAATGGTCCTTGATCGATTTGCCGGGCAAGAGGGCATGGCC